GATCAATATCATATGCTTGACCATCTACTGATGCTTCAAACATTTCTTTCATCACTTTTAGTTCTTCTTCACCTGGACGTTTAGGTAGGAAGTCACCTAAATTATATAAACCTTGTTCGTCAATAGCCTTGGCTTCTGCTTCTGTAAGTGCAGTTTCTTTTCTTGCCCATTTACTGGTGCTATAGTCAGCATAACCACCTTTGCTAGTTTTACTGATTCTGAAGTCCAAGCCTCTAGCATAATCTGTTGGCAATTCCTCTAGTTCAGGATCCATCAATGCACTTTTTATAATTTGGAATATCTGTGGCCCAATTATGAAACGTCTGATAGACTTATCTGACTTGTCATCTGCTATAGGATTCTCTCTTACAAATCCTTGCATAATGTAACTGCGTTTCTTCCAATACTTACGACCCATGTCTTCTAGTGATTTATCTTTGAACCATGGACGTACTTCTGTTAGGATTGGACAAGTATCACCCCACATCTCAACACAAGGAACCTGTACTTGAACACTCTTACTGTCCATTTGTCCTTTAACGCCATTGAATGGGAGTTTGATCATTGCACGTTCAATCCAAAAGAACGTGTTGGAATTGTCTGCATCAGGAAGGAAACGTAGTGTTGCACTATCGCCTTCGTTCATGTTCCAATGTGGGTAAATTGCGTTATCGCCGCCGCTTGTTTGATTACCTTGCTTGTTATCTGCCGCTGCAAGGCGAGCTCTTATTTCTGCTAATGAAGCCATTTTCTTCTCCTATTGCCTACGAGTAGCAACTACTACTCTATCATTTGCCTGTTTATGTTTGTCAACAAATAATGCAACTACATTACTTGCACTTTTATTTAGCACAGTAATACCTAATGGTGAGTTTTTATCTGTGAAAAAGTTAAACATGACTAATAATAGCACATGCAAAGGAATAGTCAAAGATTTTGGTTAAATTTGTTAACCTTTTGCGAGGTAAAGAATTCTTTCTAGCATTGGATCACGTTCTGCTTTAAGTGCTTGTTTGCCGGTATCAATATCTTCTATCTCTGTCATGTCTTCAGAATCTAAGTCTTTTGTTGGTACATTGGTTTTACTGCGTGTAGCATCTTGATCATTTGGATTTACAAAACTGTCTATGCCTTCTTCAACACGTACAACTTCACCACAACTGGTACATCTGCCATCAGCGTCACCATCCCCATCGTGTATTGGGGCATCACAACACATACTTAATTCTTCTTCTGCTTCTTCAATGTCTGAACCGCCAGCAGTTTTAACAACGTCTTGTCCGCCTAATCCCATTTCTAAACTGCGTTCTTTTCCTGCGGCTGCATCAGCTTGTCCCTGTGCATATCCACTTGCTGGTTCTTCTTGTGTAGGTGATTCTTCAATGCTTTCTTCAACATCAATTTCAACACCAAGTTCTTTAGCACGTGCCTTTACTATTTCTCTGCAATCTGCATCTGGATCTTTATCAGCTAGTTCACCAATGTTATCAAAAAGTTCGTCATCGCCGATTAAACTATAAAGTTGTTCCGAAGCATACTCGCCATCTGGTCCACAAGGCAATGGCTTTGACATAAGTTCACGTAACTTTGCCATATCTTCTTCAGTTTCAGGTAACGCCCATGTTCCTTCCATAACTTGGTTGGTCCAGTCTTCAAATTGGTTTGCTTCTTTCATGTTTGTTTCCTCTACATTGTTGCTTAGTGCTGACTTTATTGCACTTCCCGCTGCTAATCTTGCTAAAAATGGAAGTGCTTCTTCGATTCTATTGTCAACTGCACTGTTTACAAATACTTCTCTTACACTCTCAATTGTTTCGTCTAATTCTGTTTTTTCTGCTGGGTCAAAAGCAGAAAATATTTCTTTGTATCCACGTTTGCCAATCATCTTCTTGGCTTTGCGTTTTAGATCTGCATAATGCTTTACTGCATCTTCTACTATGCCCAGTGCTTGTTCGTTTTGTGCAAACTGATTACTGCGACTTGCTCTTACAAACTTGCCTAGTGTTTTTATTTCATTCATTGTTTCGCTTATGTACTGTCCAAATGCATCATATGGTGTACCACCTTCACTTACATGACGTGCCATTGCTTTTGCACCGGCAATGCTTTCAAATGGCATGCGGAATCTTTCACCTTGTGCATTCTCAACAAACAGTGCGGCAATGTTTCTAAAGCGTTGCTCATCTTCTCCAATTGCACGTGAATGTTGTATCACTACTTTTGCTTTTCCTGGTTGGTTGCTATAGCTTTTGCTTTTCCCCTGAGCTTTCCATGCTTCCATTATTAGGCTCTCACTGATATTGGCCATAGTAGCCATCTGATATTTCAGTTTGTTCATGTTGTTTAAACTGAATGTTAGCAGGTTGCGTTTAGCAGTTTGTCTTAGCATAGCAAGAAAGTCATACCAATCGCCTTTGTCGCCTGGATCCATACCTTTGCCCAAGTTATCACCGTAATAGACTTCTAGATCATTATCACCGTTGATTAGTACTACAACTGTACCATACTCATTGCCGTTTGTACTAAAATTAAATGAGAATAGATCTGCTTCACTAGGATTAACTGTTGGTTTTCCCATTGCATCCAAGCTCTTTGGATCAAAATCTTTTGTGACTAACAAATCATAAATTTGTTGTGATGCTGTGTTTTCTTGTGCCATGTACGTATTTATTAAAACATTGCCACAAACGGCATAGGTTCTAATGTTTCCTCGCTAAAATCTGTAAGGTGTGTGTCAAGTTCTTTGTGATAACTTGTAAGAACCTGTAACATACGTATTGCTAGAAGTGTACTCATTACTAAATCGTCTGTTTCTCCCGGTTTGCCTGCATAACTTGTGCCGTGAGCAACAAAGTTTTTGAGTTCTCCAATTAGACTTGGAGAACAAATTGTCATTTTGTTTGTTTCAACAAGTGTTTTAAGTTTTGCACAGGCAGCGATTTTACTCTTGTTTGTTGTATTAAAACCTTTACGATATCTTCTTCCACTTGCACTTACTACACTACTATCACTGAGAAAGTATCCTTCAATGTTTTGTTCTCCGTACTGTTCTATGCATAACAAAGCAGCCTCGCCTATTGTATTGTTTTCAACACTGTAATAGACGCTTTGCGGATCTTGAACAACGGCATTTATTTCTTTAACTATTTCAACCATAATACGTATTTGATCTGTAATTGGAGTTTTGTTGTGTCTCCATTCAGCAACTTGTGTAGTTGAGTTCGCTTCGTAAACCTGTATGGCACTTGGATCTCCACCAGTACCAAGACTAGGATCTAGTGCCACTACATATATTTTTCCTTTCTGCGGACGTTTATACCAACGTACCTGTCCAGTTTTATACAATGGCTCACGCAACCCTTCGAGATCAATCAATTTGGTTGGAGAAATAAGTGTTTCATCAGAAATAATAAATTCGCAATCCATTTCACGGCGGAAACGTTCAATTCCAAGTATATTACGTTGTTCAGTTGCCCAGTCTTCGTCTCTGTCTGGATGCTCTCGCCAGTATGCTCTATACGCCTTAAAGCCATTGATACCTAGTTCTTTTTGATTGCCAAACTCATCTTCGGTTTTGTTTGCACCTTTCCATATAAAAGCAAACTGATCCTCATCACTGTTTGGTGTACTTGTAATTATAGCTCCACCACCTGTTGATAGTGTAGGCGAAATTGATGTCCAAAATTCTCTAGCTATTGTAGGACGCACAAACGCAAACTCATCACAGTACAGTAGAGTTATACTCATACCTCTTCCTGTGTTTTCAGTTGTGGTTTGTGCAACTATTCTTGAACCGTTGTCAAATTCTATTGAACCTTTGTTATAACTTGTAACACCAGCACGTATATGATCAGGGCATGCTTCATAACTGTAACGAACACGTTGCATAATCTCTTGAGCACCTGCATATTTGTGAGCCGCAACTAATATTGTGCTATCTGATTTAAACATTGCATACCAAAGCAAATAGCCAGCAGCACTTGTTGACTTCCCTGTTTGTCTTGGCATCATTGATATACTAAATCTATAATTGTGATAGGTTTGTATGAGTCTTTCTTGAAATTCCCAAGGATCATACTGTAACTTGCCTTGTACAGGATGTTGTATGAAGAAAAAATTACGCATGAAATACTCTGGGCCAGTAACTGGATCAGCACAACGCATGAATTCTTCAAGTTGTTGTTCGGTAAATTGTTGTTTTTTGTAAGGAGTTTTAACTAATACCCCATCTTCTTGTCTTGCTACCATACTGTTACTTATAGTGCTCGAGCAATCTCTGGCCACAGTTTTTCAAATTGCCCTTTTTGATCAGGATGCCATTGGTTTTCAAGTTTTTCTGTGAATTCAATAAATTCTTTGGTGCGTGTAATATTATCTGGTGACATTGGTTTCTTACCATGAGCAGTTGCTTCACCAGTATTGCCATCAGTAAGTTGTTTTTCTATTCCAGATAAAAAAGATAATTCTCGAGTCGTACTAGGTAAATTCGATACACCATATAATTTATTGTACCTATGTATCTCGTCAATTGCCAATTGTCTAATTTGTTCGTTGTGTTGACTTGGATCTAGCTGATCACCGTATACAACTTGCCAAGTAATAGATAAGTTATGTTTAAGTGCATATTCTTTCAATTCACAAATTTTTGTGCAGTTGTATAGATTATAAACTGCATGTATTCCTCCGCCGTGTAATGAATTTTTTATTTTGTTTGCAATAGTGGTTACATTTTTATCCATTTGTTTCCAAGAACTACCCCATCTAACATATTCAAATCTCTCACCAATATTATCAAAACTCATGCTCCAGCCAACACGATTTCTTTGTAATAACTTTTTTGGAACTGGAAATTTATCAAAATCAATTGTCATATTTGTTATGAGAGTTATCAGTACATCATCTGGTAATATGTCAAGAAGTCTATCATTTTCTTTCATAAGCAATGGCTCGCCCCCTACCATTGCAACTTCTTTTACTGTATCTTTATGTTTAGTGATGTAATTAATAACCTGTTGCTCTTGCCTATTAATTGTATGACTATTTCCCTCGCCAATTATACTTGCCCATTTGGTACTAAAAT